ATATCATATTGAAGGCGCTATTAATTTAAAATCCCCATATACAGGAGATCATGGTAACCCCAATCGTAATTATGCTTTAGATAATCTAGAGATGAATGATGATGATTGGTTTATGATTTTAGACGACGATAATATTTTACACCCGGATTGGTATGATAATATTAAAAATAAACTAGAATCAGCTTCAATGCTAAATTGGGGTCAATGTTTTTATGAGGGTGGTACTCGTTTTTCTGCAACAGATGATTTATTAAATGATAGAGTAGATACAGCTCAATACATGATGAATTGGGGGGCTGTAAAAAATCTAAGATACCAATCACATTACGAAGCAGATGGAGATTATGCAAATAGAGCAGCTGAATTATGTCAAGGTAATATTTTAAAAATTGATAAGGACCTTTGTTATTATAATGCTTTAAGACGTCACAAAGACCCTGACCCAGCAAGAACACATATTGTAATGATTTCTATGTTTAGAAATGAAGCTCATAACATTAGACAAATGTTAGAGTCATGTTACAAATATATTGATTTTTGGATTTTACAAGATAATGGTTCTACAGATGGTACTCCTGAAGTTGTAGAAGACTTCTTTAAAGATAAAGACATTCCAGGTTTTATTTATAATGTTGAAGAAGGTTGGGTAGGATTTGGTTGGAACCGAGATCACTTACTCCAAAAGTGTTTAGATACTGATCATGGGTGTGATTGGATTCTTAAAATGGATTGTGATGAAACTCTTGAAGTAGCAACTACAAACACAATTGACCCTAATGGGTTTGATTGGAGTGTATTTTGGAATACAGATATTGTAAGTTTTGATGTAGCAGCACAAGGTGGTGGTATTATATATTATAGAACATGGATTTGGAATGCTAAATTACCTTGGAGATTTAATCATGATACGGCCCATGAGACAATTTACTTAGAAGGTGTAGGAGAAAATTTCTCAAGGACTCAACTTTCACCTACATTTAAACAAATTGGCCACAATACAGGTCAAAGTTGGAGTGTTCCTACTAAATTTTTAACAGATGCCCTTAAATTTGAAGAAAAATTAATTCGTGAAAATACATTACTAGAAGATTTATATCATTTCTTTTATATTGGAAAAAGTTATGAGGATACTTATCAAGGTGATTTCTTCCCATTAGGTAGAGCCCATTCAGAAGAATTTGCTCGTAGAGTAATTTTTTATTACGAAGAATTAGTAAATGTAACTCATAATTTTAAAGAAACAGGAACAGCATCTCATATGGATGAAATGGCATATTGGGCTGTTTGTGGTATGGCTCGTGCTTATAGATTTTTAGAAAATTATCCTAAAGCTATTTTCTATTATGAAAAAGCTGAAGCATTTTGTCCTAAAAGAAATGAACATTTAGTTGGATTAGCTGAATGTTATAGAGAAACAGAAGAATGGGAAATGATGTTAAAACACACAACACAAATGATGTCCCCTGAACGTGTATGTCCATTCCCAGAGTTAGTATTTTTAATTAACACTAGTTTTTACCAAGATACCGGGGGTTATCCTGAATTTTTACATAACTTAGCATTAGAAAATTTAAATAATTAATAAATGAGAAATATTCCTACAGAAGATCCTAAAGATCATTGGTCATTTTTACAAGTAAAAGATAAACTCGTATTAGATATGGGTTGTTCTTTTTATGAAGCTTACTATCACCCAGGAATGTTAAGTTCTGCTGAATGGTTTGTTCAAGAAGGGGCAAGACAAGTTGTTGGTTTTGATGGTGATCCTGCTGAAGTAGAAAAATATAATATAGTCTATAAAGATGATCCTAAATACCAAGTATTTGAGCTTTGGTTAAATAGTGAAGATCATATTAAAGAATTACTTCAACTTAAACCAGAGGTTATTAAATGTGATATTGAAGGTGCTGAAATCAATTTTATGTCTATTACAAAAGAAGAAATGGACTGCGTTGAAGAAATTGCTTTTGAGTATCATGATGTAGCTACTAGAGAAATGTGTGAGAAAAAACTCCCAGAATGGGGTTTTACTTATATTGAACAATTTAGTTTATTAGATCGTAGTCCTGAAGAACAAGGTGTATATTACGGTAGTAAAAATCCTCAAGAATCTAAAAAAGTTATTAAATTAGATTCTAACAAAGTTACTACTAAAAAAGTAAGGGGACCTAAAGTATTATATATTGGCCCTGGTGAACCTGAACTTAAATCTTTCCACCCAAATAAATGGGAAGATAATTCATTAAATGTTAAATATCTTTCTACAGACAAAGATATTACTGAGGTTATTACTTCATTTAAACCTGATTCTATTATAACAGTAGGTGAAAGTGATTTAGATTTTACTGAATTAACCCAACAACCTTATGAAATTAGAAAACGCTGGTATCACTTTACAGAATTAGACGAATCAGTAGGAAATACAGCTCATAATGTAGCAATGTACCAAATCTTAGAACAAGATAATTCTCAATTGATTTCTATTTTTACACCATCTTACAATACGGGTGTTAAATTATACGATACTTATATTTCCTTAAAGGAACAAACGTATACTGAATGGGAATGGGTGATTGTTGATGATTCTAATGATGGAGGTAAAACATTATCTATTGCTGAAAATATTGCTAAAGTAGATTCTAGAGTAAAAGTGTTTTCTTTTAAAGAAAAATCTAAAGGTAACATTGGTGAAGTAAAATATAAAGCAGCTAATTTGACTCGTGGTTATTTGTTAGTAGAATTAGACCACGATGATATGTTAACAGATAACTGTTTAATGGATTTACGCAATGCTACTTTAGCCCATCCTGAAGCTGGTTTCTTTTATAACGACTTTGTTGAAGTAACCCAATTCTTCCAGAGTTTAACATATGATGAAGGTTTTGCTTTAGCTTATGGTTCTTATGAAGAAGAAGAATATAGAGGTAGAGTTTATCAAGTAAATAGAACTCCTAATATTAACCCAAAAACAATTCGCCATATTGTAGGAGTCCCAAATCACACTCGTGCGTGGAGAAGAGATACTTACTTTGCTGTAGGAGGACATAACCGTGATTTAACGATTGCTGATGATTATGAATTAATTATTAGAACTTTCTTACATACTCAATTCGTTAAAATCCCTAAATTAGGTTATATTCAATTTATGCATAGTTCTAATTCTCAGGATGATGCCAGAGGAGATATCCAACGTAAAGTTAAATCTATTATGTTCCATTATAACGAACGTATTGCTGAAAGATTTAAAGAATTAGGAGTTACTGATTACGTGTACGAAGAAAACCCAAATGATCCTTTAAGTGTTCCTTCACGATATGGTGACGAAGAAAATGCTGTAAACTTAGTTTACAACCCATAACGTTACGATTATTTTTATATATTTATTAACATAAAACATACAAAATGGACGAAAAAGTTATTTTAACAGAAGACGAGTTGCAAATCGTTAAAGATCTTCAAAATGACGGTCAATTTATTACTCAACAGTTTGGGGTAATTGAAATTCAACTACAAAACTTAGAACTACAAAAAGATGGATTAGTTGAATCCTTAAAAACCCTAAAAGAAAGAGAAGATAATTTTTTAAGTCAAATTGAGTCTAAATACGGAAAAGGTTCTATTAATGTTGAAACTGGAGAGTTTGTAAAGTTATAATTTTTGAAAAAAAGCCTAATATTTATAACAAAACATAACTTAATAGCACAATGGCAGAAACATTAGTATCACCTGGTGTCTTAGCGAGAGAACAAGACCAGTCATTTATCCAAGGACAGCCCGTATCTGTAGGGGCTGCTATTATTGGTCCTGCAGTTAAAGGACCGGTTGAAATTCCTACAGTAGTAACTTCATATTCAGATTACCAAAATAGATTCGGTACAACTTTTGTAAGTGGGGGTGATGTATATTCTTACCTTACTTCTATCTCAGCTTACAATTACTTCCAAAACGGAGGTCAATCGTTGTTAGTAGCGAGAGTAGTATCACAATCATCAGCTTGGGATTATGCAAGTTCAACAGTTGAAAGTCAAACCTCAGTAGGAATTGCTCCTGCAACTGGTTCATTTGATTTAGCAGCTGCTTTTTCTGATGGTGAAGAAGTAAGAATTACTTATGGTAGCAGTGTTTACAGATTTGTTGCCTCTGGAGATCCTATCCCTCAAGATGATGTAGATGGTAATTTGTATTTCTTTAGCACTGGTTCTACTTCAGGAAGTTCTGCCACTAACTTAGGTGCTGAAATCAATGCCGCTATTTCAGGAGCTGCTGCTTCTTCAAGTGTTGATTTATTATTTGCTTCTGTAACAGATGCTACATTAACAGTTTCAGCTTCTGCAGACGGTACAGCTTATAATGGTATTACTATTGCAACAGGTTCAGGTGCAGATTTTTCAACTCAATTAACTTTAGCTGGTGGTACAGATTCATCAACTGCTAGTACTTGTTTTACTTTAGAAACTCTAAATAAAGGTACTATTATGAACAGTAGCTCTAGTTTAGATGCTTCTGGTTCTCTAGAAAGTGGTTCAGTTGATAATGTAAGATGGGAAGTTGTTAATCCAAATACTTCATCAGGTACCTTTACTTTATTAGTTAGAAGAGGTGATGATACTACTAATACTAAAAATGTATTAGAAACTTGGACTAATCTATCATTAGATCCTAAAGCTAATAACTACGTAGCTAAAGTAATTGGTGATCAAACACTAAATTATAATTCAACAGAAAATTATGTAGCAGTTTCAGGTTCATATCCTAATGTTTCAAGATATGTAAGAATTAGTTCAGTATCATTAACTACTCCAGATTATTTTGATAATACGGGTGCTCCTAAACCTCAATATACATCTTCTATTCCAAGTGCTGGAAGTGGTTCATTTAGTGGAGGTACAGGTACTGATATTGCTTCTGGAGCTAAGTACTATAATGAAATTACTACAAATACTCAAGGTTTAGTAGCAGCTTCTTATACTAATATGATTAGTTTATTAGCTAACCAAGATGAATATAAATTCAATGTAATTTCAACTCCTGGTTTGATTGATGGAACTCATACCAGCGCTATTACTTCATTAGTTAGTAATATCCAATCTCGTGGAGATAGTATTTATGTTGTAGATTCTGCCGTTTATGGTTCTACAGTTGCTTCAGTATCAACTCAAGCTCAAACAAGAGATACTTCATACGCTGCGACTTACTGGCCATGGGTACAAGTACAAGACCCAGATTCAGGTAAGAACGTATGGGTGCCAGCTTCTACGGTTATTCCTGGAGTATATGCGTTTAACGACAATGCCTCTGCTCCTTGGTTCGCTCCGGCGGGTGTGAATAGAGGTGGTTTAGGACAAGTTATCCAAGCAGAAAGAAAATTATCTCAATCTAACAGAGATACTTTATACGATGCTAAAGTTAACCCAATCGCTTCATTCCCTGGAACTGGAGTTGTAGTATACGGTCAGAAAACATTACAAACTAAGTCAAGTGCTTTAGATAGAGTAAATGTTAGAAGATTGTTAATTAACTTAAAATCTTATATCTCTCAAGTTTCTCAAAACTTAGTGTTTGAACAAAACTCAAGAGCTACAAGAGCACAATTCTTAAATGCAGTTAATCCTTACTTAGAAAGTGTTCAATCAAGACAAGGTTTATACGCGTTTAGAGTAATTATGGACGACAGCAACAACACAGCTGATGTAATTGATAGAAATGAGTTAATCGGTCAAATTTTCGTTCAACCAACTAAAACGGCTGAATTTATTTACCTAGACTTTATCGTTCAACCAACAGGAGCTACTTTCCCAGCATAAAAATTGGAAAAGCGAATATTTATAACTGAATAAAACACTAGCAACATGGCAATATTAGACGTAGACGATATTTTCTTCACCCCGTTCGAACCTAAAGTAGCGAACAGATTTTACATGGAGGTAAATGGTATTCCTTCATTCATGATTAAAGGAATCTCAGCTGTAGGATTTGACGCAGGAGAAATTAGATTAAACCATATTAATGTTTACCGTAAAATTAAAGGTAGAGTAGTATGGAATGATTTAACAATGACATTGTATGATCCAATTACTCCTTCAGGTGCTCAAGCTGTTATTGAATGGCTTCGTCTACACCACGAATCAGTTACTGGTCGCGATGGTTACTCAGATTTCTATAAAAAAGATATCCAAATTGGTGTATTAGGTCCTGTAGGTGATGTTGTTTCACAATGGGCTATCAAAGGAGCATTTATTAAAAACGCTAACTTTGGTGAATACAACTGGGATACAGACGCTGCTGCAGTAAATATCACAGTAACATTAGGTATGGATTACTGTGTGTTAAATTACTAAGAAAATTTCAAACATTTTTTCAAGAGAGCTTGGCTTCGGTCAAGCTCTTTTTTATTTTGATATTTATACTCGATATAAAGTTATAATTAAATAAAAGATATGGCTGAATTAAAATTTCCAACAGAGGTTATTGAATTACCATCAAAAGGTTTTTTCTATCCTGAAGGTCACCCACTTAAAGAAGGTAAAGTTGAACTTAAGTACATGACCGCTAAAGAAGAAGATATTCTTTCTAACAATTCTTATATTACTGAAGGTATTGTTATGGATAAACTTCTAGAATCAATGATTGTTTCACCTAAATTTGATCAAAGAGATCTTCTTACTGGAGATAAAAACGCAATTTTAATTGCTGCTCGTATTTTGGGTTATGGTCCTAAATACCAGGTTCAAATGAATGGTAAGACTGAAGTAATTGATTTAAGTAAACTAGATGCTAAACCTTTAAATGTAGAAGGTTTAACAGAAGGTAAAAATGAAATTAAATTTGTTTTACCTAAAAGCAATAACAAAGTAACATTTAAATTATTAAATGGCCACGACGAAAAAGCTATTGATGAGGAAATTGAATCACTTAAAAAAATCTCAAGATCCCCAGGTGAAATTAGCACTCGTTTAAAACATTTAATTGTTGCTATTGAAGATAAAACAGATGATGCCTCTATTCGTGAATTCGTAGATAACTATCTACTCGCTATGGATTCAAGAGCACTTAGAGACCATTATAAAAAAGTAATGCCTGATGTAGATATGTCCTTGAGAGGTGAGGACGGTCGATTTCGCAACATTCCAATTGGACTTAGCTTTTTTTGGCCTGAGCTCGAAGATAGCATCTAAGTATAGAAAAAATCTTTATAAAGAAATACACGAGATAGTATTCCACGGTAAAGGGGGATACGATTGGGCAACAGTCCAACAGATGCCTATTTGGGTTAGAAAATTTGTTTTTGAAGAAATGAGATTGTTCTATGAAGAACAAAACAAAGAAACATCTTCAGATTCTACGACAAATGTTATTAATTCAGATGGTACTATAAATAAACCAGCATTTGCTGAAGCAAGTAAAGCATATCAATCTGGTAAAAGAGCCCCAAAGTATAAATAAACTTGGGGCTCTTAATATTTATAACATATAGATACTTTATATGGCTAGATTAGACGATTTAAGACAACAGATTGAAGCATTAAGAGCTGACTATGCTGCTTTAACAGGTAAACCAGCAGCTTTATTTGATGTTAATAACATTACTCAAGCTAATGCCGCAATCGAAACTCTTGAAAATGGCATAGATGCTGCTCGAAGAAAAGCTGCTGATCTTGAAGCAGGGTTTGGGGGGCTTTATGATCAAATTAAAGCTATTACTAGTGAATTAGGTAAACAACCCCAAGAAGCTGACAGAGTAAATAGAGCATATAAAGGTATTCAAGGTATAGCTGAAAAACTCAAATACGATCAACAAGGGATTTTAGATCTTAATAAAAAAGATTTAGAAAGTAATACTAAAAGACTTGAAACCTTAAGAGCTCAAGCTGTAGAAGGAGCTAATCAAATTAGAGCTGGAAAAGAATTAGAAGGTCTTAATGAAAAAGAATTCCAATCAAGATTAAAATATTTAAGAAATGCTGAATTAATTACTGATGAAGAACAAGCAATTCTTAGAGCTCAAAGAGAAGGATTCCCAGAATTAGAAAAATTAATTAAAAAGAATAAAGAAAGATTAGATCTAGAAAAACAAATTCAAAAATCTTTAGGCCTTTCAGGTGATCTTACTAAACTTTTAGGTAAAATCCCGGGAATTGGGGGAGCAGCATCTGAAGCATTTAGCGATGTAGAAAAAGAAGTTAAACAAATTGCTAAAGAA